AACAGCCACCGTGATAGCAGTAAAATAAACGTGGATAAACGTGGATAAACGTGGATAAACGTGGATAAACGTGGATAAACGTGGATAAACGTGGATAAACGTGATAATATATAGGAGAAATTTCATGACTACGTACAATATCGATGAGCAGTTGGAAAATCTTTTTGTTGATGGAAAAATGGAATCCACTCCTAGACGGTATTTAGTAGTTACATCCAACAACCAAAATGTCTGGTGTGATTCAATTCTAGTTCCCGGGTCGTCGGAGTGCGATGGTTGTAATGATGATGAGTGCGATGATCGGATTGGAAATGATGCATCTCATGATAGATTTCCAATAGCGATTATTGAGAAGGCAGATGGTAAAAATGTGTTTGTGACGTTGTTCAATGTGGTTACTATTTACGATTTCGCACCCGAAGATGATGAGGCATGTGAAGACGCAGAAGGTACAAATCATACAAATCATACACACCTCGAAGACCCAAGGATGTATACTTGAAATGTATATTTTAAAGATGTGCAGTGGCTGTGGTACTCTAGCCAAGAAAGACCTATCAGTCAGAACACATAGGTGTTCCGCCTGTGGTCTAATGATGGACAGAGACGAAAATGCAGCGAAGAACATTCTTGCTCTGGGGCTACAGAGCATCGTCAGTTCGACGTAGATGCCTGCGCCTTTAGGCGCGGGAGTAGTCACATAAATGATAGAAAGGAGATAGAATAATGATTATATACGAAGATCTCTATGAAGTTGTGAATCTCAGAGACCGAGAGGTATATGAGTTTCAGAATACAGATGGATCTATCATTAGAGTCGTTGCACATGACCCTAAGGCAAAGGATTTGGATCGTAGGACTCATGCGATGTTAGATCTGCTTATGTGTGATATAGACACTGCTCGGTATAATGAGTACCGGGCAATTTTGACCATCAAGTTATTCAGCAAAGCTTTGATGGCAGAAAGAGATGATTTGTGTGAGATACTCGGGAAAGCTATTAGCACTTTGATGACTAGAAAGGTTGTCAAGCAATGTTAAATAAAGAGTATTAAAATCAAATATACAGAGGAGGATTGACATGGCAAGAAAAGGAGATCATTCACCCAGAGGACCATATAAATTCACAGAAGAAAAAAGAGGAGTTTTCTGCGGGATGCTAGAAAACGGTGTTGGTAGAGCCATGGCTGCGAGAGCATGTGGTGTATCTATTTTTACTGTTCTTGGTTATTTAAATACCGACACCGCCTTTGAGAAAATGGTGAATGAGGCAGAGGCACGAGCAATAGATAAAGTTGAATCTAGCATTTATAACAAGGCTCTGGAAGGAGACGTTAATGCAGCCAAGTACGTCTTAAATAATTTAAGGGCGAACAAGTGGGCAGATAAGAGAGAAGTCAAAGTTGATGCAAACGTTAAGGAACAAGCTAAATATATGATTAAACTTTGGACTGACGATTCTGAGGATGCCGAAGAAGAGGATGATCAAAGTGGTTCATAGAGGCAGAAAACCGAAATCAAAGACATGCTCTAATGTTAATAACGTTACTGTAAAAGAAATAATATTACCCAAACTTACTTCTGCTCAAATGAAGGTCGCTAACGACAATCATCGTTTTAAAATAATCGCAGCCGGGAGACGCACAGGAAAAGGGTTAGATATAAATACCGAGATTCCCACCCCAAGTGGTTATAAATTAATGAAACATATTCTTCCAGGAGATGTCGTTTTTGATAGGGTTGGCAGACCATGTAACGTAGTTGCAGTATCAGACATAAATAATATAGACTGTTATAAGGTGACATTCAGTGACGATGTTAGTATTATAGTTGATGCTGAACATAACTGGTTAACTTATAACAGACGAGAGCGTAAAAATGTATCTCGCGCAGCTAAAGAGAACTGGAAAATATCAAAACCAAGACCTGATGTTAGAACTGTTCTGGAAATTAAAGATACTTTGTATACTACAACTTTATCAAAACCAGAAATTAATCATGCTATTCCCATGTGCCATCCAGTGGAATATGGTTATAAGAGTTTACTAATATCTCCGTATGTTCTAGGAGCGTGGCTTGGAGATGGAACAAGTGCTTCAAGTGAATTTACATCAAATGATTATGAGATAATAGATACTATTAGAACAGAGGGGTATCAAGTAACAAGTAGAAATAAACCATTTGGATATTGGATTCACAATCTTAATCCAGAACTTCGTAAGCTAGATTTACTCGGGAATAAACACATTCCAGAAGAATATTTACATTCTAGCGTTGATCAAAGGATGGCACTTTTACAGGGGTTGATGGATACGGATGGATATTGTGAAAAACATCAATGCGGTTTTACTAATACAAATGTTAGCATAATTTCTGGTATGATTGAATTATTATCATCTTTGGGGGTAAAATACCAGATGCACATTAAACATCCTAATTGTAATGGGAACCCTGGTAAACGAGCATTCGTTATAAACTTTTCAACTGATTTATCTGTTTTTAGGTTGAAAAGAAAGCACGACCGTCATATCAATACTTCTAGATACTTTGAGTATTATAGGTATATTGTGGCTGTCGAACAAGTTCCGAGCATTCCAACTAAGTGTATCCAGGTTGATAGCAGTGATGGCACATATTTAGCAACCAAACATTATATAGTTACACACAATTCAACACTTTGTATAATTCTAGCTATTAAAGATGCATTTGAGGGGAAGAAAACTCTGTGGGTAGCCCCAGTTTATCGGAATACAGAGGGTCCTTGGGATACTGCGTGTACTATAGTTCGGCAGATGCCTATTCAAGTTGATATCAAGATTTCTGACCGAGTTATTAAATTTCCATCTGGTGGATTTATCGCTTTCAGAAGCGCAGATTCAGCAGATAGCATTCGAGGTCAGAAGATATCAAGTTTGATAATGGACGAAGCTGCTTATATAGGCGAAGATGTATTTGAACAAATCTTACGACCAGCTATGATGGATGAAAAATCCAATGGCTTGTTTATATCTACACCTAAAAGAGAGAATGATTGGTTCCATAAACTTTATAAACGTGGATTAGATGGCAAGGACCCAGAATACAAATCGTTTCATTTCACTTCTTATGATAATCCATACATTGATAGAAAAGAGTTAGATGATATTAAAGAAACTACACCTGGTATAGTCTGGCGCCAAGAGTATTTAGCTGAATTTGTTGGAGCTACTGGATCTAGAATCAAGTCTGAATGGCTAAAATATGAAGATATAACATCTATAGACATGTTAAAAGACTGGAAACTAGCTGTTGGTGTCGACCTGGCTATAGGTTTAAAAAAAGAGAACGATTATACTGCTGCAGTCGTGATGGGTCGAGATAAATCTGGTAATTTGCATATAATTGATGCTGCCAGAACCAGAGCTACATTTGCTGATCAACAGAAATTTATAAAGGCTATAGCTAATAAATGGAACGTTCAGTTGGTTGCTATAGAGGATGTAGCATATCAACGGGCTGCTATCCAAGAGTTAAGTGCCAAGACGGGGTTTGTTGTTAGAGGCATTAAAAGGAATACAGATAAGGTAGCATTCTTTGCTCCACTTGAAAGTCGATATGAACATGGTCAAATCATTCATGCTAAAACATTGCCTCCTTATTTCGAACAAGAGTTGCTTAGTTTCGCTGTCGGCGAGCATGACGATTGCGTTGATGCATGCTCAGTAGCGTTTGCAGCACTTAAAGATGTCCAGTCTATGCAAACTCCAGCTTTAGCTCCAGTATGCAATGAAAGAGAATCGCCATACGTTCTTCATACAAATTTTGGCAACGGGTTCATATTGAAATGATGTGAAAGGAGATGCGATTTAAATGGCTAGACAGGTACTAGATATATTTGAGACTGACTATGATTATATAATAGACATGTTCTCTAAGTATACAGAAGAGCAGATAGCAAAAGCATTGAAGTGCAGTTTAAGAACTCTCAGGAGCAATATTCCAGAAATTTATACGGGCGGTCTAAGATTGAATGACAGGAAAGTACTATCTTTGCTAATTGATTCCGAATATGAAATCGGACCTAAGATATCTTATATATCTGAAATATATTATATGTTATCTAAAGAAGATAAAGATGGTAATCGAATATTTTCTATGACCAAAGATAAAATCGGAACTATATTAGAGAATCTAAACAAGCTAGGGAAATTCAAGAAGTTTGAACTAACCGATGATGGTTATATAAAGAGTATCTTGTTGTGTGAAGCGGGTCAGAAAGAAGGCAGACGCAGAAAACGATTCGAATCCAAACTAGATAAGATAATAAATCCAGATAAAGACCAATACTACAATCCAGACGAGTTCAGAGATGATTGTTGAGTGCAAATCGTTATCTGCAACATGCGGCAATAACTAAAATATCGTATTGTCTTCTGATATCGATTATAAGTTTAAAGATTTAGCGTTTAGTTGAAAATCTATTGTGGGGAGAAAAT